TGGCTATTTCTAACAAGTGCCTATTCTCTGGTTTTGCTATTTCGTTTCCTGACAACAACCCATGTTCTTTTACTTGAGCAATACCGGCCCTTGGAACATAGGAATATAAATACTCTTGTTTATTCTGACCATTAACTAAGTCACTAAGCAGTTGAATCTTTTGCTGATCTTTAGGTCTGTTTAGAAACTTATAAAACGACAAGATAGCTTCAGGCTTTTGTACATTAAGTCCATAGAGCTTATCACTAGCATAAGCATCAGCAGGCATGCCTCCTGGGCCACCATCAAGTTCATACTTGCCTATGGTTTGTTTAGTAAAATCCTTTAGTCCTGGATGTGTGAAGTCAATGTCATTCATCTCATCCTTTAATCCTCTAAAGTACATAGAGCCTCCAGCTAGCAACAACGCTTTGTCTGGATCTATATTTCTTTGTTTGGAAAAAGAAGCTATTGCCTTCATTACTTCCTTAGCCTTTGCGGCTCTTTCCTCATCTGTAACTGCAATTTTACTAAAGATCTTCATAATTACGCATTTTAAGCTCAAAGTTTTCTTTATAATCTGTATTGTCCATTTTATTTTGGACTACCTGACTGTCTTTATTAAATTTATGCTGCAAAGCTATTGCCGCTGCTGTCAATACTGGAGCAATCGCATATGTCCCGTAAGCTGTTATAAGATTATCCTTATGAACGTCTTTATGGTTTTTACCCTTTCCTGAAAAGTCTTTAGAATCTAAATAATCATTTGCATGAGACGTCGCTTGATACTCGCTAATTAAAGTTGGAATATATCCTAAAGCAGATGTAGATGCCGCCAATAAAGCCAGATTAGGGCTTTTAGTAGTTGCATAAGTTAAGCTTCCTATCAGAGGAGCTAATGATCCTATAATTCCTCCAACTGGTCGTAAATAATTTTGATTAAAAGATCTTATTCCTCCAGCTTGTTGTACTTTAGCATGTCCTCCTTCATGAGCTATAATTCCTGCTGAAGCAAAATTTGGGTCGTATACTATAGCTCCTTGGGTTTCTATTTTATTTTTTTGATCTTTTGAAATTTTATTCTCATCTAAAGAATGAAGTTTTGTAAAATCTTTAAGATTACCTTCTCCAACTGGAGACTGATAATAAGCATTCTGTAGATCTTTTTTCTTAAATGCTGGAAAATTGTTTGGCAATCCTTGTGATACAAAAATATCATTAATATTTTTTTTGTTTACCTTTGGGATATTTTTTAGCTTTTTGTTTAAATAGTAGTTAGCAATTACACTAGCTGTCATTGCACCAAGAGCCCCAGAAATAAAGATTAATCTTTTTGTATCTCCTATAGAATCAAGTTCCGCTCTTGGTTCACTAATACTAGGAAGTTTATCGTATTCTTCTGAAGTAATTTCTCTGGATTCAAGTTTAGAATTCTTTTTAAGATCACTACACTTACTTAAAAGAGTAGCTAGTTTTTTAGTACTCTTGTCTTTATCGTTATAGGAAAGCTTCCAGTTGTGCCCATCAGTTCTAACTAGTCTAAATGATCGACCAGTTTTTCCGTCTTGGATTGTTCCGTATATTTCAGAGGGGGAACTCTTATGAACTTGTACTACTCCTCTTTCTACCTCAGTACATTTATCTTTACTCTTATCTTCAGAACTTAAATCTGAGATTCTTTCTGCAACATCATTATCCTTTAGTTTCCACTGCATTGAATTGCCACCACAAACTAAGCGAAGGATTTTGTTGTTATCCTTATCTGCATCTACTTCATACTTCCAAGTAGGTCTTTTTTTTTTCCAGACAAAGTAAAAATCCCGCTGAAAATACTTCTTTGTGTTTTATTCTGAATCATAATTCGATTTGTTTTCGCAAGACGTAGTAGAAAATGCCATTAAGCTAAATTTTCTTTCTGGCTTGTCTTTAGGTGTTATGTAAATAGTTTTACCTTGTGCTGAGATTTTATCACCTATGTTAATTTTATAGTTATTTCTATCAACATTAACAAAGCCTATATTTCCATTTTTTCTTAAATAACCTAACTTAACAACAGAGTCTAATCTGATGACTTGCTGTATTAGGTTTTCATGCATTACTTTTATTATGCAGTATATATTGGCGATGGCGAATTTAATTGCTTAGAGGCAGAGATTGCAGTGTTTGTTGTATCTGCAGCTGCCCGTTGAGCCTCAGTGCGTACATTATTAAGAGCAACGGCGGGCTCCTTAGCTGGAGGAGGATCTGAATCAAACCATTTTTTCATACTATCGACTTGATCTTTGTTAGAAGGGTCTTTCCATAAAGACCCTCCTATGGCTCCTGCAGCTAACCCACCAAGAGCTGCGGTTCCTCCTTCTGTTCCAGCGGCCCTTAAAGCCAAGTAGCCCAGAATGCCTGGAACTGCATAAGGAGCCATTCCTTTAAAAAAGGATCCAACTCCATTTAGTATAGTTTTTCCAGCCTCTCTTCCTGCTGCAGCTGTTGCTTGATTTTTTTGTTTTTCTAGTTCTTCTGGTGATAAAGTTGCAACATGCGCTAAAGCTTTAGTATTATGGAAAAAGTTTTTGAATTTTTCCCAAACACCAGGTCCTTCTGCAGTTTCCTCTGTAGTTTTCTTTGGAGTTTTTTCTGTAGTTTCCTTTGGAGTTTTTTCTGTAGTTTCCTGTGGAGTTTCTTTTGGAATTTTTTCTGGAATGGTATTTGGATTTGGTTTAAAAATACCTGTAATTTTATTCCCTAGTGCATCAATAAGTGGCTGTAACTTGTCGTTAGGATTAGTGCCTCTAGGAGGAGCAGGCATTGTCGGGGCTCCAGGAGAAGCAGACACTGGCGGGGCTCCAGGAGAAGCAGACACTGGCGGGGATCCAGCAGGAGGAGCAGGCATTATCGGGGCTTTAGGAGGATCAGGCATTATCGGGGCTTTAGGAGGATCAGGCATTGTCGGGGCTGCTGCTGCTGCTGCTATTTTATTAAATTCTGGATTTTGACAAGCAAACCAAGTTATAACTCCCATTGACTCTGGAATAGACAAGTTTGCTTCTTTTTGTAATCCTTTGAAAAAATACTCTAAAAATATAACTTGAGATTCCTCGTTCATGTTGTTGTTGGTTTTTACTTAGTCTTTCTTTGACTTCTTGCTTGGCAAGACTTCATCAACAACTACCTTTTCTGGAGCCGCTGAAAAGTCAACTGGCTTAGCTTCATCGTCAGACAAGACAGACGAGGGAGCAGTAAAGATAGAATGACTAAATGGAGCACTTGACTTAGGAGCTTCTGCTTCAACAACAGCAGGAGCGACAGGAGCAACAACCTGAGACGCTTTTTCCAAAGCAGTCAGGTCTTCCATCAAGCGATCAAAAGTTTTCTTAATAAGTTCGTGTTCTTTAGTTTCAACATTTCTAGCTGGAACAAACTCCAGTTTTCCTGATGATTGACCACGCTGAGATTGAATTTCGATATAAGCTTTCATATGTTTTTGTATTGTATCAATGTTGTTATTTATTGTCTATTTAAATAAAGTTTCCTTTGCGTCAAAGATTAGCTTCATTCCAAGGATCTGATCTACACTTCCTTTTAGAGTTCCATTCCTTCTGATGTCTCCAAACTGGTCTAGATTTAGTCCGAGTTGTTGTGAACCCCACTTAATCAATCCAAACTCATCAGCTCTTGTTAGATAGATAGAAGTAGGGAAAGCTCCTGCTACTTTACTAAAGTCAAGAGCACTATCTACAAGAAGATCACTATTCTTTAGGTTAGGTTCTACCAAAGCCGATGCTGTCTTTTGTGCTGAGTCTGGAGTTGGTGCCGGAGCAGCATTGGCTGCATTTTGTTGGTTCTGTGCAATTACTCCAGGAAGTGCTGCTTGATATCCTGCCGTTCCTGCCTGGTTTCTTAGTTTTTCCATTTCTTTAATAACTACTGCATGTAATGTTGGGTTGTTTGATCTGATTGCTGACAGCTGTTGTCGTCTTGATGTCTCTGGAAGGTTTGGATCCAATAGCTGCTGAGCCATTGCTTCACCTTGCGCTTGAACGTCCATAGGAGAAGAACTCTGTGATTGATCACCGCCTGATCCTTGAGCATCTGCTTCTGGAGTATTTAGATTCATCTGCTCCATCTGCATTTCCTGCTCAGCCTTAGTATTATCTCTCTGCTCTTGCTTCCTCTCTTCAATGATTCGCTGACGTTCAGCTTTCATATTGATATTCATTGAGTCAAGTCCAGTCTCCTTGCTGATGATAGATGCTTGCATCAATTGCATTCTCAAGCTTTCTTTCTGCAAGTCATCAACCAAGGTAACACTAGCTAAGGAAGCATCAATATTACCACTCTTCATGATCCTAGATAAACTAGTAACCATCCATTGAGTTGCTGAGTTTAGTCCATGAACAAGTGCTTGGTGACTTTTCTCAAAGACTCTCAATGCTGCAGGAGCTGTTTGGAAAGTTAAGTCTCCTCTATACAGCTGAGCTGGAATTCCTCTAGAGTTAAGCAATCTGTCTTCTTCATCAGCTATCTGTTCCCTAGGAGATAAATTCCTACCTTCTCCGCCTACTGGCTGATACTCAATTGGAAATGGAAAGATATTCCAATCTGCTCCATCAATTCGATGATTCATAATAGCCCCTTGCACATTCTGTTTGAATGTATCCATGTTTGCCATCTCCATAATTGAATTGCCAGCAGCCCCTCCTCTTGGGCTAATGATTCTCATTGGAACAATGTAATCCATCATCAATGTCTCGTCGTACCTTCGAAGCATTTGAATGCGGAAAAAGTCTTTAAAGGAAGATAAGATGCTAGGCAACCCCCACCCATGCAATCTAAGTCCAGCAATACTATTCTCTTTCAAGTGGTATGTATATTCTGGGTTTAGTTTATACTTTTGATTCTTAGAGATTGCTTGAATGATGCTCCAGGGAGTTGTTGATACCATGTATCTATCTCCACCTTTAATTTTATTAGCTACTGTTGGATCAATATCCATCCAGTAGTTTGCAATTCCTCTTTCTTGGTTAAACTCTATAGTTATAGACTTTGGATCTCGTCTTACCAGTTTGATGTTCTCAGGATTCAAGTCAGGATAGTCATGGACCATGTGCCGACTTCTTTTGCCACACTTGTTACACTTATTGTAAAAACTTAAGTCGTCAACTTTGAACTCAAAGTCAGCCTTTAGAATATTTACACAAGTATCAAGTCCATTAGTTTTGCAATTAGTGCACTTAAGGATTCGCAGAAAGCTAGGAATGATCTGGGAGATTGAGTTTCCTACTGCCATGTAATCGCATCCAATGTTATTTAGATGTTCTAAGACATTGAACTTGTTTTCCAATACTGGCCTGAATTTTTGCAATTCTCCATCTGATTGACCAGACAACTTGATATTAGTTATGAAGTAGCTGACAATTCTTTCACTAGCTTTGCGATAAGTTGCATTGTTTACATAAAGAAACTCTGAAAGCTTAAGGGCATCTAGAAAGGTCCTGGGTGCATATTGTTGAGCAATGTCACTCCAAGGTGAAGAGAACCTTCCTCTGCTAGAGGTAATGTCTCTCTGATTAAATACATCAATTGAAGGCATTTTATAAAATTAGTTAATGTTTACTTTCTGACAAGTCGTTAGCCACTTTGCTTATTGATTTTGTATATCCGTCTTTGTTTCGATTAGGACTAATACAATGATCACGGCACAATGGAATTTCATCCACAATCCTCACACTCTCTTTACCACAGTATTCACAAGGAGAGCTTTCAGTAGAAATTTCTGCTGTCTTTTTCATAGTAATGGCTTGATAGAGTTAGTCTTTTTTACAGCTTCGTTCCTTCTTTCTTCGTCTGCCCCATTGTCTTCAATAGGAGAACCAAGTACCGACCTAGCTGGTTTTTCTAAAGTCTGTTCGCTTTCTGTTTTAAAGATAGAATCTCTATCGTCTTTCTGTTCGTCTTTGCTTTGATCGTTAAGTGACTTTAAAGAGATGTTCTTGTTCTTTTGTTCTTCATCATCAGTTGAGGATGGCATTTGAGGAGTGACTGGTTGTTTCATTTTGTTATAAGATAAATGCTCATGCTTATTTCTAGCTCTTCAATGTCAGAATGAATTCCAGGACAATAGGCATTAAAGCTATTATCATCTACTGTAATTTCTAAGTTGATATCTCTTCCTGGTTTAAATCTAGATCTACTCGAAATTGGAAACCCCAATATTAAGACTTCATTGTCTATTTTTACTAAGGTTGCGTATTCGGGAATAGAGACAGAAGCACCTGACTCTAGCTTGATTGTATAACTAATCAGATGATTTGTATCTAAGTTTTTTTCTACAACAATTTCTTGTGTCTTTTTACTATTCTTGCTTTTTACAACAACTAGTTCTTTCTTTGGTGCTGTTTCTTGTGATGGAAAAACTTTTTTCATATGATCTCTAACATCGTCAGGAGACATAGCTTGCGCTCCATTTGCTGAAAATCTATCATGTGGTGTACTAAAGTTACTCATTGGATATGTATTAGTTGATTGATGTGCTATCAACTGATACAAGACTTATCCAATCTTGTATAGCATAAATATCAGATTTGTTTCTTCTCCTTAGCATTACTTGATCTAAGTACTGATTGTTTTCTACAGTTAAGCAGAACTTTCCAAAAGGCATCCACTCTACAATGAATCCAAGCTGACCTATTTTCTTTTGAGAAGCAAAGTATATTCCAAATACATCTGCCGCTTTAGGGCTTTTCCCCAACAGTGTTTGTGTCCATGTTGGATTTCTAAGTAAGTCTGAACTCAATCCACTACATGGATATGGATTACTATTTTCTTCTAAAGATAGATCTGCACAATAGCTGATAAAGAATCCGCCAGTACTACTGCTGCTTTTATTTTGTTTCTGAATTGTATTCTTACCAATCAAAGATATTGCTGTTTGTATTACTTTAGATCTAAGAGGAGACTCTAATATATCGGTAACTTTATCTTTTGATTTACTTTGCTTATATAGCAGTTCTGCTTTTTGAGTCCATGTTCCATAAGATCCATCAATAGGTCCTGGATCAAATAGGTTTGATTTGAGGAGTCTTTGTAGATCTTTGACTTCAGTATAGCTTTGGGTATCCACTAAGTTAAACTTATCTTTCTTTATTCATATTGAAAGATATTTTTACAGGGGTCCAGGATTTGCATTAGATTGTGTTTTATTTGCAAGCAATACAGGGCGTGAGTTTTTAGGATTTTTGTTTAATGCAAGATTTCCTGGAGTTTGTATTCCTCCAGTTAATTCAGGATTAAATGAATTAAGAGGATTTACGTTTGCTCCGCCTTGTGGACCTGCCATTAATTTTGATTGAGATTGGTCGGATTTACTATTAAGACCTAATGTGTCATTGGATGATGGATTAAAATTTGGATTAAAAGAATCAACTGGATTATATGCTCTCGCTTCTGGTGGAGCTGTCGGTCCTTGCATAGCAAGAAGATTTTTAGATTTTCTTCTATCATTAGCTGCGGTCAACCTACGCTCTCCTTCTATTTCTCCTTGATTTGGCAAACCAAGCATGTTTTTAGCTATACCCTTAACGCCTCCAAAAGTTATAGGTTCTTTTTTCAAGGCTTTATATGCTCTTACTCCGGTTCCTACTGCTGCAGTTCCTATTCCTCCAGCTAAAGCTCCCAACGGGTGTCGAGTTGCCGCAAATCCTCCTGCCGCTCCACTTATAAAATCTTTACCAGTGTCTACCAAACTATTAGCCAAAGCATCCCCTGGTGTGTCATCTGGACGAATTGATGAGTTAACACCTGGATGCTCCGGTGAGTTAAAAACAGTTTTATTGTTTAGTCTCTTTATAATTGGAGTGTTTGGAAACGCTTGACCTAGTCCATTTAAACCATAATCAGTAACCATTCCAACTCCTGCTCCTAAAGCCATGTTTGCAAGTGGCAAAGCCGCCGAAGCCCCCGAAGCCATAAGACCTTTAGCTGCGGGGGTTGCTATTTGTTCTGGAACTCTTTCACTTACGTTCTCAATAAGATTAACTGCACCATTACCAATTTGGTTTGCTGCTGTTCCTATTTGTGCTGGAACTCTTTCACCTACGTTCTGAATAAACTTAACTGCACCATTACCAATTTGGTTTGCTGCTGTTCCTTTTGCTATCGTTCCGACTAGTGCTTCTGCCCCATTGCGTGCTTGTGCTTTTACGTCTGCGATTTGTTTTTGTTGTTGTGGAGTGAGAGGACCGCTGGGATGGCTAGGAGGATCAGGCATAGGAGGAGCAGTAGATCTAGGAGGAGCAGTAGATCCAATTACTGGTCTTCTTCCTAAAAGAGTTTCTGGAATGAGGTTTTCTGAATTGCCTGGATTGCCTGGTGAATAAAGAGCAAGTTTGTTTAAGTAAAATTGAGTGAATCTGTTCATACAATAAATAATATACTAAATATAAATGTGCTGATAGCTAAAAAAAAAGAAACAGTAAAGAATAAACAGACACCAGTGGGGATTGAACCCACTGGTGTCTGCCCTAATGCACTGTGCCTGCCGCCACCACATCCTCCTCCTCAATCATCGCCGCAGCAACCATTACCGCAGGGGCGGCAGTAGGTGCTGTCGTGGCGGTAGGTGCGAATGCAGCCGCAGCCGCATTCGCATTGAAAGAAGGGATTTTTTTTCATTTCCAGGGCGATCAGACACCCCTCTATCAGTGCGTCTGCCCATTCCCCCCGACTGGCCATCCCTGGCCCCTCGGAGTTTGCTGCGTCCATGATGGTTTGGCGGGCGTAGTTAGCGCCCTCTGGGCTTATATCCCAGTTTGACGCGACTGCACGCAACAGCGTGCGTGGCGCAACTTGGTGGGTTTCCGCCACTTGCCGAATAGTTGAAGAATTTAGTTTCATGCTGCAGGATCCTATGGGTATGGATTTCAAGTTCATACAGGGTTAAACCTCATAGGTAAGGTGGGTAATACTTATAGATCTACTTAATATATTATGGCCCAGATATGGGCAAAAGCGACTTACTTATATAAGAGTGCTGATAGCTAAAAAAAAAGAATATAGAAGAATGAAGAGCAGCAGTAGGGGTTGCCCCCTACCGCCGCTCTTGCTTCTATTGTTAATCCGGTTATAACTGCCGGATGCAGGCTTGGCGTTATGCCTCTGGGTTGTGTTTGAGCACTGCTAACTCCAGCGGTTCTACCTTTCCCTCTCCTTTTTCAGTCCACCCCCCCGTCATTTTTACGTAGGGCCCTCCCTGCCCCGCGATCAAATCGCGGGACATTACTGAATGAAAGGAAGGGTGGAAAACCTCCCCCGGCTCTCCTCGCGCAATTGAGCCGCCCGTGCGCCAGCACAGGATTAGCCCAATTTTGTAGTCCGAGTATGTGACCCCACCCTGGGCCCCATAGCTTGCTCTACGGTTGCCGATGAATTCGGCCTCGTAACCCGCGTCTACCAACGCCGCCCAATGAGTGGCGTTGGGGTCGATGAGCATTTCGAGGCGGTGATCAGACCACTTAATGGCCTCCTGCACTGCGATGCAGGAGTCGTCCTTCATTCCCAGCTTCAGAAACCGGTTGGTGGGCTGATTGTACAAACTCGTTTTGGCCTGCTGGAGCTCCGACAGGAGCCCTGGCGCAAGCCAGTACTCTACCTTCTTATCCCCACCGTAGTACGCCCCTTTGGCCGACTGCCATTGATAATTTGAGGTGTCGATGGTGGTGTCCCGAGTCCCCAAAGTATCTGGGGACTCCCGCGTACTCCGTACCGAACTTTCGGTAAGGCGTAGGTTTAAGCTCATCATGAGTAAAGTACTCATAATCATTTTTTCTATAGTTAGGTATTCGGCCCTAACCGCCGTTGGCCTTGATGGCCATACTCTCTATACATAGATCGGTTCTATGTATCAAAGGGTATGAGTAAAATAGATATAATCCTACTCAATATATTATGGCCCATATATAGGTAAAAACGACTTAGTTATATAAGAGTGCTGATAGCTAAAAAAAAGAAGCAGCAAGGGGCAAACGCCCCCTGCTGCTGCTTATAACTCTACTCAATCTTTAATCTTTAATCGTGATATTCTTGTATTTCTTCTTAGCTAGCTTTTCATCAATCTGAGCGCAAAAGCAATTATTCTCTTTTGCTCTTTTGATTACTGATTTACATGCTTCTGCAAAACTAGGGAATCTTTCTAAATAAGTTTCTGTTACTTTAGGTAATGTTTTAGAGTGTACTTGAAGTAAGTATAAATTCATTTCCTAAGAGCAAGGGGCGGTTTTGAACCCAATTTCTTTAAAGCATTTTCACATAACTTAAAGATCTCTTCCAGAACTGCGTCTGATCTTCCTAGTGTCTCTAGTTCCATAATACAGTCTGTGCTTATGTTTTTGAGAGCAGCGATTGATGTAGCGATATCATCTAGCTCTGTTCTTTCGTCAAACGCCGACTTAACGATGTCATAGACTTGAGTTGGAGTTACAATATCAGTTCCAATTACATAATTGCAATCGTCTGACTTTTTGATCTGAAGCGAGTCTGCGAGTTTTTTGCCTAACCTTGTTTTAGTTTCTTCTAGTTTATTCATTTATAATTTTGTCTATGTTTGCATGTAGTTGCTCTTTTGTTCCATCGTTCATTATCCAGCTATCAACCATCAGTTGAAATGGCTTATCGTAAAAGCCAAACTCACTTTGATGAAAGTCTTCAGCTAGCTTTAAGTCTGGACGAATAATTCCAATTATCAATCCTCCTTTTTCTTTTATCTTTTTGGCTTCGTTAATGAATCGAATGTCATCAATGACGTAATCTTTGTCATCTTCCATACTATTCATTAGCAAATTAATCCACACATCTTTGTGAAGACTATCTCTTCCAAACTCCGTTCCAGTAAACTGCATTAGCTTTCTGGCGTTTTTGCCAAACAGAGGAATTACTTCATTCTTATCGTCGTTGCTTCCAAATAGATTTTTATCTAGGACACCAACAATTTGAAGAATTTTTTTAATTGGAGTGGCGATGCTTTTGCGTATATGTCCATATTTTGATACAATATACCTAGCGGTTTCTGACTTGCCAGAATTCTTTACTCCAACGATTCCAATTATCTTCTTTTGATTATTCATTGTTATTGGAACAAGCTAAGTTAAAAATTCTAGACCTTAGCACTATATTTTGTTTTTTGAGCATTTTGTTTTCTAGCTTTAGTTTGGCTTCACTCTTTTTAAGTTTTTCAATCATTGGAGTAAGCCAAGCTAAAAATTCTAGCTCATCCATGTCTTGAAGGACTTGTGATTTGTTAGTTTTTTTTCTCACAAGTTATTTCCTCTTTGCCGTCTATTAACGTTCTTTGTTGCCTATAGTAACAGTCTCTGCATCGGCGACTTTGGATCGTTTTGTTATTAGAAATCACCCACATCGTTGCCCAATCAGTTAGTTGATGCGGTGATCCATTTAGGCAGTCTGCTTTTCTTGGATGGAAGTTGAAGACAGTCTCGGTAATGAATACAAAGTTTTTTCCACAATGATCACATGTTATTTCATGAGCAATGTTTTCAGCACAGTAACGAACTTCATTTTCAATTATTTTTTCAGTACTGCAATATGGACATTCTATTTTGTTCATTGTGCAACTCCTTTCATCAAACTACATGCTATATCATAGCCTCTATCACTGCTACTGCTACTGTTGCTCGCCTTTGTGGCCATCTCTTGATCAGCCATGCTACCATGACTACCTGAGCTGCTATAGCTACTGTTGCTACTACATATATCCATATGGCTGCGTCCACTACTGGGGGATTGGTCGCATGCTGTATGCTTGATGGTGATAGGTGTAGTGACGGTGGCGGTAATAATCTTACGAATGATAACACTGGTCATTGTGGTTGTGTTTGGGTTGGGTTGGTAATACGCATTGTGTTTATAAGTTGTTTCTTCTAGCAAACTCTGCAATAAGCAAAGCATCAGCATCTTTCTTAATCTTTGCATCAGGAAAGAGTTGCTTGCCTATTTGGCAAGATGCAATCTTTAACTCTTCCTTTTCTAATCCAGACGGCAGCATTCCTTTTCCTAGTTTTGAATCTCTTTGCCACTCTTTACTATCAATATACCTGAATGGTACTTTTAGTATTTCAAAGATGTTTCTTTGAGATTCATCGCATCGAATAGCTGAAACGGAAGCTTTCCAACGTCCTGGCATAATCATTGGTCTTTCGACCACAGCAAGACACTTATCTTTGCTTAGACAGTTCTCTAGGATTTCCTTAAACTTGATTCCGTCTAGTCTTGTTATGAAGGCTTTTGCCTTTGTGTAGTTGAGGGTTTTCTTTACTGGAGTTGGAACATAAAGCTCCAGATCTCCATTTCTTATGATCGCTATTGATCCTGATACTCCGTTGTCTATTCCTATATATGTCATTGTGGTTGGGTTGGGGTTGGTTGTGGTGTCATTGTGTCTGATTCTTGACTTGGTGCGTGGGAACTCCTCCAGAGCCACCAATTTGCCAAGCTCTCATCCTTAGCAACGCCTTTGCCGTTGCGATAAGCATCAGACAGACTGACCTGAGCATCGCGGTTGCCCTGCGCCGCCGCCTTGAGCCACCACTCCACCGCCTGCTCCTTGTCCTCCGGCATGCAGTCACCGTGAAAACACATCAGTCCCATCTGATTTTGACGATTGGCATCCCCAGCCTGTGCGTATGCCAGGACGCTGCCAGTCAGGTTTGGTGACGAAACAGATTTCGTGACCAAATCAGCAGGTTTTTGCTCGACATCCGTCTGAGGAGCTTCCGCAGGTTTTTCTGCTCGCACAGACCAATCGGTAGTGTTGCACTCATCAACCAACTTCTGCTCATCAATGCGTCTATCAATCTCGCGTTGAATG